CAATTCCGGCGGCACCGCAGTCTTGCCGAGCGATGCGTCCTGGCAGGCGCTCACCTTCAACAGCGTCGATTCCCAATTCCTCGAAATGCGGACGTATGCAGTCGCCGAAATCGCGCGCCTGTTTCGCGTGCCGCTGCACATGCTGATGCAGGTCGATCGTGCTCAGCCTCGATCGACTGAATCGATCGGGCAGGAATTCCTCTCTCAGGCGCTGTTGCCCCGGCTGAAGGCATTCGAGCAAGAGCTTGAGTTGAAGCTTCTGACGCCGGAGGAGCGCGACCAATATTGCATCGAATTCAACATCGATGGTTTTGCCCGTGCCGACTTGCTCGCGCGTGCCCAGGCCCTTAGCGCCACCGTTTCAGCCCGCATCCTCAATCCGAATGAAGCCCGCCAGATCGGCTTTGGCTTGCCAGCCTATGAGGGCGGCGACGTGTTCGAAAACTTCAACACGTCATCCGCCCATGCCGGCGGCGCCCTTAATGCGCAGAACGACAACAACAATCAAGAGGCCGCCTGATGCTCCGCACGGTTCACCTTCATGGCCGGCTCGCCAAAGACTTCGGTAAGTCCCATCGCTTTGATGTTGCTACGGCCGGCGAAGCCTTGCGCGCGCTCAACTGCGCTTTCCCTGGTCGCTTCGTCAAAGCGATCGAGCGGGGCTCTTACAAGATCGTGCGGGGCGACAAGCGCGCCGGGATGCAGCTCGATATCGACCTGATCAACCAGTTCAATCTGGGGCAGGCCGATCTGCACATGATCCCGGTGCCGCGCGGCGCCAAGAACGACACTGGCAAGGGCACAGCCAAGATCGTGCTCGGCGCTGCCCTAGTTGGCGGCGCTATCTTCCTGTCTGGCGGCACGCTCGCCACGCCGCTCGCCGCATCCGGCATTCTCAGCGGCACCACTTACGGCACCGTTGCGGCGATCGGCCTGGGCCTTGCCCTGTCCGGCGCCTCTACGCTCCTCAGCAAGCCGGCCGGCGAGCAAACCCACGCCTCCAACAGCCTGAGCGTCAACGGCGGCAACATCGGCAATTCCGGACTGCAAGGTAACGCAATCCCGCTGATCTATGGCGAGTGCTTGGTCGGCACTACACCGATCCAGGTTTGGTCGGACGTTGAAGACATCGACGTCTATGCCGATAGCGCCGGCTCAATCGAAACCGCGTTTGGCGAGGCTGGCTGATGGCTGATCTCACCACGTTCTTTGGCGACGGCGAGCACACGTTCAAGCTCACCCCCGAGCTTATCCGCGAGCTTGAGACCAAGTGCGGCCCCGTTGGCGCGCTCAGCAATCGCGTGTTCTCCCGCAACTTTGCCCAGGCTGATCTTTCCGAGACCATCCGCCTAGCGCTCATCGGCGGCGGCACGGCGCCCAAGCGCGCCCATGAGATGATCGTCGCCTATGTCGACGGCTGGCCGCTGGCCGAAAGCTATGAACTCGCCGCCAAGATCCTGGAGCGCGCGCTGTTCGGTAACCCTCACGGAGATCAAGCAAGTGCAAGTTAATCTCACCGCCAACGGCGCAACTCTCCCTGTCCCTTGGTCCGGCGGCGTCGGAATGGTCGCCGCTTGGGGCTCTTTCGGCGGTGGCACCCTCGCGCTGGAAATGTCACCTGACAACGGTGCCACCTGGATTGCAGTCGATCGCGGCGGTGACAGCTTCGTAACCTTCACCGCTGCCGGCAACGGTGCATTCCAGCTCGGCATTTGCCTGCTCCGTCTGAATCTCGCCGGTGCAACGACACCCTCCGTGTGGTGTTCGCTGTGAGCGCATTCGGCACCCTCACGGCAAACGGCGCTTCCGAACCAATGCCTTGGCCCGGCGGGTCCGGCATGTTCATTTTTTGGGGTGCGTTCGGCGGTGGGGGTATGGCGATAGAGTCGTCTGCGGATGGCGGCGCGACTTGGACAGCCTTTGATGGTTGGAGCACAGCCGCCTTAGAGGAGCGCCGCTTTACGGTAGGATTTTTCCTATCGGCGTGTTTGCTGCGGGCAAGGCTCGCGGCCGTGCAAACGTCAGCCTCTGTGTCGTTCAAGCTAGTTAGGCTTCCAGAAGGGTCTTCGTCCTTCAAGGTCGCTCGTCCGAGGAGTGGCCTTTGATGAATCGTCTTGAAGTCAAAGCGACGCTCAGCGTCAGCGATGAAGGTGAAATCACCGGCATCGCGTGGCCCTTCAATGCCGGCCCGGATAGCTACGGCGACCTTATCCAGAAAGGCGCCTTCAACATCGCCGTCACCGACATGCCGATACTTTTCAATCACGACCCCAGCGATCTCATTGGCACCTGGACGGAAGTGAAGGAAACGGACGAAGGCCTAATGGTTAAGGGCAAGCTGCACATGGACCGGCCGCGCGCCCGTTCTGTGCTCGCTATGATCCGGGGCCAACTCGCCAGCGGTCTCAGCATCGGCTTCCGGACTAAGGCCGCTATCAAGCAAGGCGCCCGGCGCCTCATCACCGCACTGGACGTGTTCGAAACGTCGATCGTGCGCAACCCCGCCCATCCGCGTGCTCGGGTCACCGGCGCGAAATCCGACGACGCGGCGCGTGCCGTGGCCGATCTCATCAAGCGATTCACGGCATCGCTTTAATCCTAGGAGCTATGGACCACCCAATGAAGACTTCGAACGCACTGGAATTCAAGGACACCGGCGACGATGTTGACCCGATCGCGAGCGTTGCCAAGGAATTGGCCGACCTGAAGACCGCTCTCGAAACGAAGGCGGCCAACGACAACACCAAGCTCATCGAGCGCCTGGACCGCATCGAGGCCAAGGTCAACCGCCCCGGCAATCGTGCCACCAACGACAATGAACCCAAGATCGAGACCAAGGCTTTCGAGTCGTTCCTCCGCGGCGGCGCCGACAAGATGGACGATCTCGAAAAGAAGTCGCTGGTCGTCAGCAACAACACTGCGATCGCACCGCCGGAATTCGGCAACGAGATCCTGAAGCTCCTGCGCCAGTTTTCGCCAATTCGCCAGTATGCGAACGTTCGCACCATCGGCGCCGGTCAGGTGAAGTATCCCCGGCGCACCGGCAGCCCGGCTGCCGTGATTGTCGGTGAAACCGAGGACCGCACCGGTAGCGAGCCGTCCTATGAGCAGATCGGCATCACCCCGTATGAGTATGCGACCTATACCGACGTTTCGAACTGGCTGCTGGAAGACAATGCCTACGGCCTGGAAGGCGAGCTTCACTCGGAATTCGGCGAAGCTTTCGGCATTGGCGAGGGCACCCACTTCGTCAAGGGCAACGGCACGACCCAGCCCATGGGATTGCTCAGCGCAACCGGCATCACCACCGTCATCACTGGCAACGCCACGAATTTTCCGTCATCGACGCCGGCCGACGTGCTGATCAACATGTTCCACAAGCTCCCGGGCGCGCACGCCCAGAACGGCGTGTGGCTCATGAACCGCAACACGCTCGGTGCGATCCGCCTCTGGAAGGATGGCATGGGCCGCTATCTGGTCCTGGACCCGATCTCGGAAGGCGCGCCGACAACCTTGCTGGGCCGTCCGATCGTTGAAGCGATCGATATGCCCGACATCGCGGCCAATGCCTTCCCGGTCATGTTCGGCGACCTGAAGGGTTACCGCATCGTCGATCGCGTCGGCATTTCGATCCTTCGCGACCCCTACACGCTGGCGACTAAGGGCCAAGTCCGCTTCCACGCGCGCAAGCGCGTCGGCGCCGACGTGACCCATCCTGATCGCTTCGTGAAACTCAAGGTCTCGGCGACCTAAAGGAACACAGCTATGCGGCTCGCAGCGAATACTTTTGCCCTCCAGCTCGGTGACAGGTCGTTTGACCTGAAGCCTTCGCTGCGGGCCGCATTCATCCTTTGGGAACGCTATGACGGCTTCCACAACCTTTCGCGCCACCTTGCCGATGGAAGCTTGACCGCAGCCCTCGACATTATCAGCGCGACCATCGTCAACGCCAAGGCATGGGGCGAATACGCACTACCGGTCAATGGTGCCGTCGTGCGCGACCTCTTGGCTGCAACCGCCGATTTGATCGAATTCGTCATGCTGCTCGCTGGCGTCGACGACAAACCCGGCGGCAAGGCCGATACCGGCAAGCCGATTCCGTTCGACGAATACTTCACCCAGCTTTTCCAGATCGGCACCGGCTGGCTTGGCTGGACGCCCGATGACACCTGGGAAGCAAGCGTTTCCGAGATCATCAACGCCCAAAAGGGCCGTATGGACATGCTCAAGGCCTTGTTCGGCGGCAAGGAGCAGACCGCCGAACCTTCCGAACTGGGAAGCATCAAGGCCGACCTCAACGCCATCGGTGACCTCACCGTGCATTCATTGGGGGTGCGCTGATGGCATGGAAACCGCGCCGCGTATGTCGCTGCGGCAAGATCATTGCGGCAACCGATCTCTGCGAGTGCCAGATCCGGCGCAAGGCTGAGGCCGACAAGCTCAGGCCCAGCGCCCATGATCGCGGCTATGACAGCAAGTGGCGCCGCGAGAGCAAAGAATTCCTGGCCCTGCCTCACAACCGCTTGTGTGCTTGCGGCTGCGGTCGCGTTGCTGATTGTGTTGACCACAAAGTCCCGCATCGCGGCGACATGAAGCTTTTCTGGGACCGGAAGAACTGGCAGCCGCTCGCCAGCTCGCCTTGCCATGCCAGCCGCAAGCAACGCATGGAGCACCGGCAATGAGCGACAAGGCCCTTTGGCGCGCCGTCGTCCAGCAAGCGATTACCGATGCATCTCAACCCCTCTCGACCAAACGGCGATCGGTTCGGCTCGACCAGCTGCGCACACGCGAATGGCTGACGGAGCCGAACACTGACTTTGAGGACGTGTGCAGCTTGGCAGAACTCGATCCCTGCAAGGTGCGCAAGCACGCGCTACCCTTGATTGCAGAAGCAGCAAAGAACGATCAGCCAATGCCCGAACGCCTGCCTCAGCGCCGTGTCCGCTTCTCAGCGAGACACGCCCGGGGGGTAGTTCAAAACATCTCAAAGAACGCGAACGACCGGTGTTCCCGGGTCACGCAGGACCGCGTCTAATTGGAGTTTTTCTGACCATGCCGGGCATCACCCTGGACCAAGCCAAAGCCCACTTGAACGTCACCCTCGACGCCGACGACGCGCTGCTTACCGACAAGCTCGCGGCGGCAAAGGCATGGGTTTCGGCTTACACGGCCGGCGATCCGGACACGGACGCCGCCCCGGCACCGATCAGGGAAGCCGTGCTGCAATTGACGGCGCACCTCTACCAGAACCGGGAAGCGTCCCTGGTTGGCGTCACCGCCCAGGAATTGCCGTTCGGTTTCCTCGACCTTTTGGCCCCTTATCGGGCTTGGTGCTTCGGATAATGGCCATTTCTGACCCCTCATTGGCCCTCCAAAAGGCTATTCGAGCGCGCTTGATCGCGAGCCCAGAGCTGACGGCGCTGGTCCAGGCTGATCATGTCTTGGACGCCAATGGCCGGCCTGAGATCATGCCAGCCGTCTACATCGGCGAAGGGCAGACCATATTCCGGCGCTGGGATGCGACGACGCACGCCACGCTGCACGTCTGGTTCCAAGAGCCGGGCCTAGTCCGGTGCAAAGAGGCCGTATCCGCCATCGTCGCGGCGCTGCGGATCGACGCCCAAGCCGATGGCGTGCTGCCGATCGACGGTTTCACCGTCCATGACATGCAGGCCACCCAAACCCGGTATATGCGCGACCCTCACGGCTCATTCAGCCATGGCGTCGTCACCGTCGCGGCGATCGTGAAAGCGAGGGCGGCATGAGGGCCGGCAACCTCGACCGCATTGTCGAAATCCAGCGCCGCACCACCGGACTAGACCTCTATGGCGCGCCTGTAGAGACCTGGAGCACGTTTGCCACCATGCGGGCGCAACTGCTCAAGAACGCCACCGACGATCGCGAGGGCACGCGCGGGCATACCACCGACGCGGTGCTGACCTTCCGCATTTATTACTTCGCCAGCCTCAGCCTCAATGATCGGCTGCTCTGTGAGGGACAGCAATTCGAGATCACCGGAATCACCGAGATCGGCCGACGCGTCGGGATGGACGTGACATGTCAGCGGGTCGGGCGATGATCCTAGCCGTGCTCAATCCGGCTGATCGTCAGAACGATTGGCTGTATTTCGGTGAGAACGTCTTCGCATGCGCGCCGCAAATCTTTGGCGAGATCATGCGTAACCTTCATTTGCCCAGAATATGGGATCCCCTGGCCGATTTCCCACGTTGTTTCGGGCGCCTGGGTCGCTACGAAATTGCTCAAGGTGCGAATGCAAGATTGCACCTGCGACAATTTGAATGCCGCCTTCGGAGGGAAAACCTCCAAATTCGCCCATGTCTCGATAAGATCGGGCGCCTCTGTGACCAGCTTGAGTTCATCGAGATATACGGTTCTTGTGCCAAAATAACGCTCGCGAGTCTTTTCCGAGAGGCTCTGCGCTCGATCAGACAGTTGATTGCAGACGTGTTCGGCACGAAGGTAGATGCCGAGCCTCTTTCTGCGTTCGTCTCGATCCCGGGTTACCTTGTCGTAGTCTACCTTCGCCATTGCCGCGTTATAGGCCAAAGCTGCTGCGCTCAATGCGACGACCGAGGCGATCAGCGGCTGCCAATCCTTCAGCGTGAACCCTTTTGGGTCGGAGACAAGACAAGCCAACGCAACGACCGAGAACACAAGCAAAGAAAAGGCGAGAAGATCAAATCTTTGTTTCATCGCCTTAAATTGCCGATCTGCCCCCGATTCGTCGAGCGGGTTGCGGCATGAAGGGCCGAAAACCACAGCTTGCTGCCGACGCCAATGCGCTCGACACCACGACCAAGCCGCCGTCCTGGTTAAGCAAGCACGCCAAGGCCGAATGGCGCCGCGTCGCACCAATTCTTATTGATCGCCGCATCCTCACGGACACCGATCTAACGAGCTTGGAGCATTACTGCACCGCAGCCGGCCAAGTCCGCGAGATGCAAAAGATTATCGCTCATGAGGGCAGCGTGGTCATGACCGAGCGCGGCCCGCGCGCTCATCCGGCCGTTCGCATTCAGGCAGACGCCATGACCCGCGCGCGGCTTCTCGCGGCTGAGCTTGGATTGACCCCGGTCAGCCGCAACCGCCCCGCAATCCGAACCGACCAGGAAGACTATGACAGTGCATCCGACCTGGGTGTTTGACGAAACACCCATCCCGGACCCGCATGGGCGCGGCGAGCGCGCTGTGAAGTTCTTCCGGGCCTTGAAGCATCCCAAGTCGACCGCGCCCAGGCGCGCTTTCGAGCTTGCGCCGTTCTGGGAACGCATCTTACGTCGCATATACGGCCCCTCTGACGCCAACGGCGATCGTGAGGTGCGGACGGTCTTTATTCAGATCCCGCGCGGCGCGCGAAAGACGACGTTTGGCGCGGCGCTGAGCCTCTTGCACTCTTGCGGTCATGAGAAGGTGCCCGGCGGCGCCTGCATCCTTGCCGCCAGCGCCGAAGATCAGGCAGAGCTCGCCTTTGATGAAGCTCAGGCTTTCGTCAAGGCAACGGCGCCGCTCGCCAAGGCTACCTATGTGGTCGAGTCCGAATTGGAGCTTGAGCACCTTGCTTCCGGCTCGACCCTGAAGGCCATTCCGGCCGAAGGCGACGTTCAGCAAGGCAAGACGCCTTACTTTGTGCTGATCGACGAATTGCACGTGTGGAAAAACC